GAACTGGATAAGTTCCGATAATGTCATTGTTATCACCTCCCTTGTCAGGGAGAAACCGCCTACCGTTTTATGCAGACACCCATACGGTTATTATACCACGGGTGTCTTTTTTTGTCAATTTATGTTTAAACTATAATGTCCTTAGCATTGAATGAAATCGAATCGTCAACAACGTCCCCGCTACTGTCAAGGGATGTAAGTATAATGTCCCCCGTAAATATGCAGCCTACCGCCGTTATTGTATCCGAGCCATAATCTCTGTAATAGTTCGAGCCTTTATCGTCCATTACGCCTTGAATAGTAAACTCCGGCTCCACTCCGTCCTTTTGGTATCTCTGTACTATTTCCTTTAAAAATGGAGTAGACCGTCTCCGCGTTATCGTTCCGGTTATAGTAAAGCCTTTCCATCTTGTACTAGGGGAACGCTCCCCTAATACCTTTCCTGTATATGTCTCCGGTGTAAATTTAATCTCGCACTTTACACAGTCAAAAATTTCCTCGCCGTCTATAAATACTTTTCCTTCTGTAAGAACAATAGGTTTTTTGTTATAATCAGACACGATTTATACCTCCTTATCTTGTTTTAATAGTAAAATAAAGCTTTTCCGCGCTGTCAACAGGCTCTATCGCAACGTTAAAATAAGTACTGTCTCCCTTGCTTATTCCTCTGTCAACCGCAAAGTCAGAGCTGTAGTCAACGTTCTGTATTGCGCCGGCTTCATAAAATTGCTTCAGAATGGCTCTACCCATACCATCCATAATATCCCAGCCTGTTTCATTATTGTTATACTTATTCGGCGGGAAATTCGCTCTAATATTTTCTGCGAATGTATCTAATACCCTCAGCACTCGGTTTTTACTGTAAGATTTATCTTTCTTTTCTGTAAAAGTAATGAGACTGTTAATATCATATTCCACAACAACATCTCCGCTTTCAGAATACGAAAAGAAAAACTCGCCGTTTTGAATAGCTGCAACAGCCTGCTCATGGGTTTTCGGAGCGGCAACCTTTTCAGCTCCGACATAAATTTTCTGGGTATTACTTTGAGTATTGCCGGCAGAAGCGTCTGCTCCCGCAACCCATGCGGTAGCCTGAGCATTAGTAAGCGTTACCCCGTTAATGACAACTGAATTTGTTACGTTAATAATACCCTCATAATCGGCTTTATAATCTGCTACAACAGCTTTTACTCCACGCCCTACATTTTCACGCAGGTACCGTATTTTAGTTTTACAAGCCGCAAGCAGCGATTCTTCTGTTACAGGAAACGCCAGAGTATTGAAATTAACGCTTTCCATATCATCAAGAAAGTCAGATATGTCGGAATTTGCCGCAACAGAATCTGTTCCTCCGGTTAAGGTTACTCCTGCAACCGATTCGAGTTCCGCCGATTCGGCTGCTGAAAAAACAATATAATTGCTTTCTGAAAGAGCCGCCGCCTCAGAAATCCCCTCAAACTGTTCTTTAGGCGAGCCGCTGAGGTAAACCGTGACGTCAAATCCCGATACGGGATTAGCTGCTACCGAATAACTGATGTCATTTCCTCTTGAGCCCCCGTATTTTGCCTCCGCAGTAAGTCCTCCTCCCGAACCGGACGCTTTGGCTCCGCCCTTTACGATATACACAATAACTGTCTGCGCGCACTTAAACGCTTCCCTAATCAAGAGCATAGACGGGTTATCATCGTAAACGCTGTAGCCGAGTTTTTCATAAGCAGAATCAGCTGAATCACCGGATATTGTGATAAACTCCTTTTCGGGACCGTACGAATGATTAACAAGAGGTATCAATACTGTTCCTCTATCGGATGTTCCTAATAACTGCTGATTTGCAGATTCAAAATTTATGTATGTTCCCGGTCTTATTTTTCCGACCGATTTATCAAATGTTCCTCCCGCCATTATTTTACCTCCTTGTTCTGCCATTTTGTTATAACAGATTTCATTTCTGCGACGGTATATTTTCCAGTCAGACCGTACGACGCCCCGTCAAAAGTACTTTGGGATATTCCGAAAAGCTTCAAGCAATTTTCTCTCAGCTTTTCAATAGAATACTTAGTCTGCGGCGGGTCTGCCGTCGCAGATTGGGATTTTACTTCTTCTTTTTTTGTCATAATTTACCTCCGTTAATATAGAACAACTCCACCAGCTCCGCCTCTTCACACGTATACGGTGTTCGACTTATCCAGTCAAGCTGAAGCTGATATGCGCATTCGTCAACTTTTTTTATATTTATATTATTTATCCGCATTAATTCGCCGGTCTTTTTCCCGTTTGAATCAATTAAAGGGATAAGTCGACGTCTACGGACAATATCATGATAAGCAAGCATTGCAAGCTCATAGGCAAGCTCTGTTGTACTGTGAAAGAAATTTACATACAATATATATTCAGAACCGTAAGAACTCAGTGTATCCGGTTTAAACTCTATTTCCGGCGACGGAAAAAATACTGACGGAACAATAAAGCTTTCCGGAATATTATGATAATACGGAGCAGGACTACCCGCAGAATCAAGTATAACCCTTATCACCGCTGCAAATTCTTTTTCAAGCATATGCCCCCCCTAACCAAAATAACTGTTAATCCATTGCTGAAGCTTAGCTTCAATCAATCCGGGCAGCATTTTATCCAAAATTCTAAGCCCGCTTTCCCAGTAATGCGCCCCCTTGACCCAGTTTTGTTTCAACATCATGCCTGATTTTGCATTTTTGTTATAAACAAATGAAATTATTTTTCCTGTTTCGTCAAGAATGGTGTCACCCGGAACAAACCTCATTTTCTCGCCCTTTTTACAGGTCCAGTGACCGTCGTTTACATAAGAAGCATATTCGACATTAGTTCCAACCTCAAGAGTTAGACCGCTGTCAGACAATCTCCAGACATTCTCATCTTCCCCTTTATGAAAACTATTGAGTAAAAGCCTTGTATCCATAACCTTGAGCCGTATTATCTCGTCCTCGATAATACGGAGAAACTCAAGACCGATACCTTCAAGAAACAGTGAAAGTTCCCGTTTAAACACACCGTTTCCCGCTCTTCTGCACTTTTCAAAGAACTCTTTCATTTCATCCGCTTCAAGCATTAAAGCGCCTCCTGCTCCTTTATTCGCTTTATATATACGAAAATGTGATGCCCACGAATATTTCTGGGCCTTTCTGCGGTATATTCAAGTCCTGAATTACAATCGACAATCCTGTCATTTATACGAATGTTTGTCCCGGCCGGCAACGTCAGTTTTATTTTTTCCCTTAGAATGTTCTGCGG